CGCCGATGCCAATCACAACGGCGTACCTAATGCAGCAATCAAAACCATCCTCTCTCAATTCTTCAAAGGTATCGATCACAATGGCTGATTTCGTCCCCGCACTCACCCACCAAATTAAATGGTCTGTTGGTGAAAACCGTTTCGACACAGAAGGCAAGCAACCTAAGCAGTTGTCCTTGTTCGTGACCAAGCAGTCAATTCTTGAACTTGCGTCTTACCTGCAAAAACTGGCTGGCGAGTCTGATCGCGTCAAGCCAGGCAAGGTATGGGATTTTGCCAAGAAGGAAGAGATTGAAGTGGAAGGCTTCTACCTCAACGGCAAAGGTCAAACCGGTCAATACGGTGATTTTGGCTCGATCAACCTGCAGCAGATTCCAAGCAAGACCACTGTTGATTTTTGATTAACTCAAGGGCACGGCTAACCACCGTGCCTATTCTTTTGACATGAAGCCAACCATTGAACAGGTCGAAAAAAATGGCAAACTTATTTGGCGCGTAGAAGCCGCTGGCGTTGTTCGATACCACGAACAAGATTGGCAAGCCCAATGGCTTTACAGCTATCTAACACGTCTCTATAACTGCGACAAGACCAACCCTCAGCATTTGAGTCATGGCCCCAGTGAACATGAATTGGACGACACGTCCTCAAGATCAAATTGACGCAGCCAAGGCAAGAGTCAGAGACACCCTGCACGAATCCAATCCAAAGTTAACCACGCTAGAAAAAGCTTTTAGAGCATCTGCACTCCGCCAGCGATCAAAGCATCCATCTCGGCGATGTGATTAACGGCTTGGTGTAAAAGCCGATTTTGTTGGTACTGCTGGCGCATCATTCCAACGCATAGCTGCGTCAGCGTATCGATGTCTCCGCAGTTCTCAATCTCTCTGATCGTCCGCTCTAACGACAGCTCCTCTTCAAGACATGGCTCAACGATCATCCATTTGAACGGATCGTAAGGCTCGTTTTTCGGAAGCATAAGGTTCCTCTGTCCTAAACCGAATGTAATCATGCACAGCAGGAAATAACCAGTCCTGCACTGGTAAACATGCTTCCCAGTTCAACGGATGCACACAGTTCATCACGACTGTTGTCCAAAACGCCGTGATGTAACCCCAGTTCATCGATCCACAAATATGGCCCAGCCGCTTGCTTCGCCTTCAATCAAAAAGCGTTGGTAGAAAGCAGGCCGTGACATCCTGATCCGCTCTCCTGATTTTTTGGTGTCATGCCCGCCACGCTCCATATCTGGCAGGCCCATCGGATCCATCGCTATAAATTCGTCTTTGTTGTATCCCACTATTACGCTCCAGTGACCGCACCCCTCTGTGTCGCAAACGGCTGGTTTGCCCTTAGTAAAATCGCCTTTATGTAGCCAACCAACCATTAACGGCCTGCCAGCATCGATTTCAATCTCAATATCTTCAATCCTCACGTTATTGCGAAAGTCAGCATCCAAGCCGAGCGACCTTAATGCAGCAACCTGAGAATGGATTTCGGTTGTATCACCATGCTTCCTCCGAAATTGCCTGTAAACGTCTTGGCTTTTTACAGCTCGATGGAACGCGGAAACCATTGCTGCGGACGCATCAAAACATTCACGAAAGCCATAGCCCGTGCGGCTGTCTAGCTGACTGTAATAAGGGACGCCATAAACCTCTTGAGTGATGCCGGTGGTTTTCCACGTCTGAAACCATTCCGCTTCCTCCTCCAGCAATGCCTTGTCAGTAATCGAGTCTTCTAGCTCTTTGATCGCTGCCATTTGGTGCGGTGTTCCGCGAAACCACTTGAAAAAAGGCAGCAAACTCAACGCCACAATGCTCAACAGCAAAACTACTTGGATAATGCCGTAGAACATTGTGAATGCCTAGCCGCAAAACCGGTCATAAACATTGCGCCGCTACCAAACACGACAATTAAAACGCTGATCACGACAGCTAGCACGGATGGCATAGAACTACTTCTCTACCCTTTCGGCTGGGAAAAGCAGGTTCTTTAAATACGCGCAGGCCACATCGTCTAGCTCGTTATCAGTCTGCTCGCTGACTTTTACCAAGCAGTCAAGTAGCAGTTGCTTTACGGCCTTTGATTTGATGAATCCAAACAGAATTGGCTTTAGTAGTAAAACCATGAGATCACTGTGTATGCCAAAATTCTAGACCCGGTTTTGGTGGCCCTCAAGCCTGGCGACATTTTGCTCTAGGTCTGAGATTCGAGCGAATAATTCCTGATCCCTTACGCGCAGATCAGCGTGGAGCACATCCATACGGCTCGCTAAATTGTCTACAGCCGAGGTTAAACGCACCAACGAGTCCCTTCCATGCTGGGTTTCGCGGTTAGCTGTTTTAAAGCTGGAGGCAACAACCCCCGCGCTAGCACCTGCCACAGCAGCCCAGATTTCAACCACCATCCGACCTATAGCTTGGCTTCATCATGGCAGATTCAGTCAACGAAGAAAACGAAAAGGAAAAAGTCTCCATTTCTGACCTTGTTAAGTGCATGGTGTTGCTGTGGAGCGCCACGCTACTAACCGTTTCCTATTTAGGCGTTTTCCCCCAAATGAAAATGGACAACACCTTTGTTGCTTCACTGTTAACAGGATCGATGGCGTCGTTTGGCATTGAGCGAAAAGCCAATGGCAATGGCAAGAAAAAAGAAGACCCTACAATTAAAGAACAAACCCCTACGTCCAAGCCAAAATGAGACGTTTTCTCTTTGTATCCTGCCTAACATTTTTTGCGGTCAATCCTGCTTCAGCAGATATTCAACATCAAATTCAGTCCTCGATTCAGTTGACTGTCAATGGAGCAGCCTCCCAAGCAACCAGACTTCCTTCTACCTACAGCGTTTCTGGTTCTGGCATCAATCTGGACACTGTTGGTGGTCTTGGCACCCTTACTGCAGGTTCAGCTGTTGGTTACACTCCTGCCGCTTACAGCCTTGCTAATGATGGTGACAGCTTTAGCTTTGCAGAAACGTATATCGAAGGAGACGACGCACAAACAGCCACCACGTTGACGGATGGCGTTACTGCTGGATTGCCTGCTTTCGGGAGTGTCACGACTACTGCTGCTGGATCTGCTGCTGGATCTGCAGGCGACCTTGCTGGAACGATCACAGGCGGTGGAGTTCTTGAATTGACTCCTGGAGGCCCTGGCACAACAGCAACAGGTCAAGTAATTCTTTCCATCACTGCAAACTAATGCGCTGGTTTTTGTTGCTGCTTGCTTTTGCTCCTGCAGCTAATGCAGTACCTGTGATCCCAAACTTCACGCAAGGTTCGCTTACGTCTCATACAGAAACAACTAGCAAAGTTTCTGAAACTATTGTCAGCGAAGATTACATGACTGGCTTTCAATATTCTGCTAGCGGCACCAATATCAAACCTGATGATTCTTCAATTAACCCCCCTGCTTCTAGCACTGTTAACGGATGGATTACTTTGGGAGAGCGACCAAGCTGGTCAATCGTGGATCAAGGACAACCGTTCCAGTTCGTAGAAACTTTGAACGGACCAGGCTTGTCAAACCGGACGACAATTACGCGACAAACGGAGGTGAAAAGTATTACAGATTCGGTCTCTGTCTTCTCTCAATAATCCTTTGCGCTCCAGTGCAGGCTGAGGGTATTGGAGGTATTTCTGCAACCGCATCTCCAACTGCCACATCGTCTGGGTCAGTAAGCAACCAGGCTGTGCAGATCTTGCAAGGCACAGCAGTAACCAACAGTTATGGCGGACAGATTCAGTGTCAAGGGCCAACACTAACGACTACGGGTTACGTCAACCGCGCCAAATCATTTGGTCTCCCGTATGAGCCCTTTTATTGGGATCCTGTTTATGACCTCAGCGATTTAGACGAAGACGGATTGCTTGATAATCCAGGTGATGTTTTATTTTTTAAAAAAACTAGAACAGGACAGAAGGATAACCACAACTGGAACGTTGGTTTATCAATACAAGCCACAATCCCGCTTGATGGTGGATTACAAGAACGCTGTAAAACCGCAGTAGATACGCAGCTAAAATTACAACAACAAGTCCTAGCTAATAGAAGATTGGACTTTGAAGTTTCGCGTCTGAAACATTGTGGAGAGCTGATGCTTAAAGGCATTCGTTTTGCGCCTAAGTCACCTTTTGCGAAGGTCTGCGCTGACGTAAAAATCAACTACCCAACGCCCCATACACATCCTATTTCCGTCGTGCCCGCTGCAGCCTCCTCCGCTGCCAAGAAGACTCAACCTTGACCTGACGACCCAGGGCTTTTTGGATTTTGACCATTACTTTTTTGACGATTGGCTTGATCAGCTTTAACAGGAATGGTGTTGCCAAAGCGGCTGATACACCAATCACAGATGACGCCGCAACTGTTGTTGCCTGCGGAATTGTTGGTATCGCTTCTACGACCTGCTGAATCAATGGTTTTGCTTCTTCTGCTTCAACTGGCGCAGGTTTTTTAGGTTCAATCCTTGGAAGCTTTACTTCTGGAGTTGCTGGCGGCTCTGGTGGCTTGGGCTTTGACGGTTTAACTTTTGGCGGCTTAACATCCGGCTCAAAATCCAATGGATTAAAAGCAGGCATGTCAATTATCGGCACACCAATCTGAACCGTTACCGGTGGAGCCTCAGGGACTGATGGTGGAGCGGCTAACCAAGTGCGAACCTCTGGAATGTCTACGTCATTGATTTCAATGTCGTGTATTTCTGGCACTTAATCAAAATGGCGACTTGATGCCACCTGGCATTGCTGGCCCTGTTGATGTCGGCAGTTTAGGCATCACATCATCGATCTTGGCTGGCACCATTTCCATCACCAACTGAGTCAGTTCAAGCTTTAGCTCACTCATATAAAGCTTGGTCAGTGATGGGATGCGTGTATAAAGCAAGACGCCGCCAACCATCATCGCCCCAGACATGGCAAACGCGGAAACCGCCAACAGGTTGCAGATCTTTTGCATTGCTTACCTCAAACCTCTTGGCATTGGAGTGCCCCAATTAATTCCTGGCCTAGGTTTTTGGCAGAGGTTGCAGCGTCTTGGCCTCTTGGGTTTTTGGCAAAGATTGCAAATCTTGCCATCCTGGCGCTTGTTTCTCTTTGCTTCGACTTCAGGTGGCAGTGCCACCAACGGCAAAAGCAACGCGCCTGCAAGAAGAATTTTGATCATGATGGCCCGAATAAAGAAAAAGCCCCTTCCCTGGTGTGAGGACAGAGAAGAGGCAGTGTGTCTCCCTATTGGAGGCTAGCTCAGAAGCTGTACTTTGTTCCAACTTTCAGGCCATAGCCTGCGTCGATGTCTTCATACTTAGCAAAAGACACTTCGCCGTAAACGCCGAGGTTTTCTGAAACAGAAGCAGATACACCGGCCTTGCCAGAGAAACCAACTTCAGTTTCACCACCATCGGCCCAGAGCACGGACGGGCCAATCTGTGCGTAGAAGCCGCCGTCTTCGTAGCCAATTCCGGCATCTAATACAGAACCTGTATAGTCCGAACCACTGAAGCCAGCGTTGAACTCAGGGTTTAGGTAAAAACCTTCTGCTTGGGCAGGAGATGCCAGCGCAGCAGCGCCAACGACGGCAGAACTCACAATTAGTGCTTTGATCATTTTTGGAAGAGAAAACGTTTTCCGTAGGTACATTAACTGCCCCAGTCAATGGACGGTTTTGGATGTGTTCTGCAGGATCAATTCTCGT